GACGTCGGACGTCGCCCTTCGTCGCGTCCGAACGTCCCGTAAGCGCGCGCTTCCATTCCTGCGCCTTGATCGCGTTTATCGAGCTGCGCCGGATCAGGAGCGGTAGTGACGCGACGATCGCGCCCTCGATCATCGAGAGCGTCCGGAGCGTCTTCCTGCCCTGCGTCCACGGCTCCTCGATGTACGTAAGCGCGACGGAGTCCCACGGAAGCGCGCCCGCTAGCCGCTCGCGGATGTTCAGCGCCGCGCGGAGCGCGTCGTCGCTGGGTCCGCGCTTGTTCGGAAGGACCTCGATCGTCCGCCAGACAGCCTCGTCTAGTAGCTCCTCGCGATCGTCGTACGGGATCGCGACGAAGTCCGCGCTCCGCGTCGAGAAGTCGATCCCGAGGACGAACATCCGCGCGAGGAAGCCGCGCTCGATCATCGCGCCATCCTCAGCGCGAGCTGTCCGGGGTAGAGACAGCCAAGCCCGATCATGTGCGAGCCGTCCTCCGCGCAGAGCGCTTCGACGTCCCAGCCCTCGCGCTGGAGTTCCTTCCAGCGATCGAGCGCGGAGAGCGCGTTCGCGTTCCCGCTCGTCAAGTCGACGCGCTCGATAAAGGACGCGACGTCCTCCGGACGGATGCCTGCGAACGTCGTCACGCGCTAAGCGGCTCCTCGATCAGTCGGACGTGGAAGCCCTCGACCGCGTACAGCGGGAGTCCGTTCTCGTCCGGAGTCCGCTCCGCGTACTCGCGCGCCTCGTCTTCCGACTCGAACACGCCGACGACTTCCAGGTCCTCCGCGACGGGGACGACGACGAAGCCGATCACGACTCCTCCTCTCGCTCGTGTTCCTCTCGCTCCTCCAGTAGCGCGTCCAGGAGACGCGCTAGGCCCGCTTCGTCGAGTTCGTTCAGCGAGCCACCGGGGAACAGCTGTCCGCCGACACGCGCGACGTCGAGCTGCGAGAAGCCCTCGCCAGCGGCGCGCGCGCGGAACATCGCGAGCGAGAGCGGAGCCGCGAGTCCTTCGAGGTCCTGAGCGCTCGTCTCCGGGCTTCCGAACGCGACGTCCGGCTCGTTCATCGCGGACGCTTGAGCGTTCGCAAGCGTGTCAGAGAGCGCGTTCAGGACGAGCGCGATTTCCGGTCCGGAGAGGTCCTTCGTTGAGCTGAGCGGACGTTGGACGACTTCGCTCGCGTACGCGATCCGACGCGTTCGCTCCTCGAAGCCCGCTTCGCGAAACATCGCGTGCATACGACGCCAGGACGGACTTCCCGTGTCCGCTTCCTGTCGCGGAGCTTCGTCGTCTGGAAGCGGCGGCTCCTCGTGAGCGTCCGCGTCCGGAGGCGGCGACGGCCTCCCGAGTGACGTCGCTTCGCGTCTCCGCCTTCCAGTCCCCACCGAAGCAGAGCGCGTGTCCTCCGGACGCGGTTCGATCGGCGCGCCGTCCTCTAGCTCGTCCACGAGCGCGAGTCCGCCGATCACGTCCGCGAAGATCAAGCGCGCGAGTTCCGCTGTCGCGCGCGCCGCGAGCATTTGCCGGGGGTAGCGCTGCCAGTTCTGCTTGCCCGCGATGCCCGCGCGCCGCGCGTCGTCGAGCGTCCACGCGATCCGCGACACCTGCGACGACTCGCGTCGACGTCCGGCGATCATCACCTTCGAGAGCGTCTGCTCCTCGATCCACAGCTCGTGTCCCGCCGCGAGGATCAGCGAGCGCATCGCCTCCGCGCTCAGCCCCGGACGCCCGTCGACGACATGAATCTTCGAGAGCGATTGCATCGGGCCGAGTCCGACTTCGTCTCCGTACAGGACGCACGCCGCGATCGCTGCCGGGTTGTTCCGGATCGCTCCCGGCACGAACTCCGTCCCCGCGATCGAGGACGCGAGTTCCGCCGCTGGCTGCATGAGCGCGACCCAGCGCCGACGTCCGTTCTCGACCAGCGCGGGCGCGCTGTACTCGACCAGCTCGCTCATCGCGCCTCCCGCCGTCGTCGCCAGCTCCGTCGCGTCTCACGCGGCGTCTGCTTCTTGAACGGAGCGAGGAGGTCGAGCGCGCCGACGCGGTCGAGGAAAAACAGCTCCGGACGCGGCGTCTCCGCATGGACAGGCTTCGTCCTGTCTCCGCGAAAGCGACGATCGCCGCCGAGGTCGCGGAGGATGGACTGCGGGGTCGAGAGCGACGCGATCCGCCATTTCGCGCCGTCCGCGTTCAGAACGCGCAGCTCCGCGACCGCTTGTCGGATAGCGCCGAGGACGGAGAAGTCCGGAGCGATCGCGACCCACGTCCGCTGACGTCCGCTCGCGAGGTCGATCGCGGAGACAGTGACGCCGTCCTCCTCGTGTCCTTTGAGCTGAAACTCGCGCGGCCGTCCCGCGAGCGTCTGATCCCTCACGTCGTCACCCCCTCCGTAGTCGGAGCGCTAAGTGCGTCTCCGATCAGCTCCGCGCGCGGACGCTTCCGGAAGCCCGCGAGCGCTTTCGCGTAACGGAACGTCCTGAACTCGCGCTCGCCTGCCTCGACGGGGATCAAGTCGTAGCCGTCCGCGCGGAGCCAGACGATCCCGCACGCGTCGATCGGGACCGCGTCTGGAGGAAACGGACGCTCCTCGCCGTTCCAGACGTAGAACTCCGCGAAGCGATACGCGGCGAGCTGGAGGACGTTCTCCGGAAAGACGCCCTTCGCCGTCGTCTTCCAGTCCAGGAGCCAGCGCTGCCCGTCGACGAGGTCAGCGACGTTGTCCAGCTGCCCCGCGTACCACGCGGAGCGGTTGCCGACCATCGCTTCGACGATCACGTCGCGCGGCTTCCAGTCCTGCACGAACGAGAGATAGGCGTCGACGTGTCCGCGAAGCGGCTCCGGAACGTCGACCTCCTCTCCGAAGCTCAGCGCCTCCGCGTAGCGATGGACGTCCGTTCCTCGGACGGACGCCGCGCGCGTTGTCGCCCAGCGCGACTTCTCCAGCGTCCGAAGTCGCTCCGACGTCGGAAGCTCCGTCAGCTCGCTCCAGTGATCGACCGCGTACCCCGCTGTCGCGCGCGCCGCCCAATCGACGAGCGCGGGCTTCGGGAAGCCCTCGTTTAGCGCTGTCGTCACGGACGGAGCGAACTCGCCGTCGATCAGATAGCGGCCGGGGCCGAGACGTTTCGTCGTCGCGCTCACAGCAGCGCCTCCTGTCCGACGAGTCCGCGCTCACGCTCGCGGACGTGACGCTCAGCGCAGAGCGCGTGCGCGACGCGCTCCGGAACGCGCTGTCGCCCGAGGATTCGGTTCGCGCCGCCCGCGTGTCGAGTCGTCTCGAAGCCGGTGATCGGATACGCGACCCCGGAGAGCGACGAGTCGACGTCGCGACGACAGAACATGCAGCGCCCGACGTAGCTCACAGCAGCACCCCCTTACGCTTGAGTTCCGCGAGCGCGCGAAGGACGTCCGCCTCATCGACGCCGATCCGCTCAGCCGCGACAGGCGGCGAGACGTCACGTCTCGCGAGCGCGTCACGAACGAGCGCGTACGCGAGCGAGGAGACAGCGACGCCGCCGCCGATCGTCGGAGGAAGTGTCAGCACAGCGAAGCCGTCCTCCACGTCGACGCGTCCTCCGACGAGTGGTCCAAATCTGGTCCAAATCGAGCGCGACGACGTCCGTCGCGCGTTGTCGCGCTCCGTCGCGCGCTGTCAGAAAGCCGCTTCCCTCCACGAAACGGGAAGCGTCGCGCTCCGTCGCGGTCTGTCCCGCTGACGGCTACATAGTTCAAATCTGGGCACCCCGATAGACAAACCCGCTGGAAAAGACAGAAACCGACGAGCGAGAGGAGTCCAGAGGTCCAAATCCGGTCCAAATCGCGGACCACCGACGATGTGTCAGCGACGCCTCAGCTGAGCCTGGACGTTCGCGACAGTGATCGTCGGCGGAGCTTTCGACGTCCTGAGCGCGACGCGTGGAGTAAGGGCCGCGCGTCGCGCTGAGGACGTCTAGTGTCCGCAGCGCGCGACGCTCTCCTGTCGTGGAGGAGCGTCGCGCTTCTTCGTTAGAAAGGACGAGCGCGTCGCGCGCGTCAGCTTCGATCGAAGTCGAAGGCGACTGGCGGACGCGCTCGAAGATCACGTCGCGACGGCCTCTCGCGCGTCGAGCGCTTCGCGAAGCTCATCGCTCGCGACGTGGCGATACGTCCGGAGGAGAAGCGCTCCTCCGTCCGCGTGTCCGACACGCTGAGCGACTAGCTCGATCTTGAGTCCGTCGCGCAACATGTTCGTTATCGCGGTATGCCGTAGGCGGTGATTGTCGATCCGATCGAACGGCGTCGGAGCGTCCTCGTCGAGTCTGTTCTCCTCGCGATGATCCGCGATCGCGCTCGCGCGCGCGGGCGTGAGAACGTCGTCGTAGAAGCCTTCGCGTCTCCAGGGCGTTCCTCCGATCCGCGCGAAGATTCGGCGCGAGGAGGACGGAAACTCGATCAGCTGTCGCGCGACGAGCTTCGCTTCGCTCGTCGTGAGCGGAACGATCTTCTCGCGCTGTTCCTTCGGCTTCGGCACGTACAGCGTCCGCGTCTTGACGTCGAAGTGTCCACGCTCCGCGCTGAGGAGTTCCGAGAGACGGAATCCAGCGGTGCCCATGAGCGAGAGCGCTCCTCGCGCGTGTTCCGGAGCGCGCTCGACGAGGAAGTCGAGCTGTTCCGGCGTGAGCGCGAGTCCGCGTGTCGACTTCGGAATCGCGATCGGTTCGAGTTCGAGGAGACGATCGTCGAAGCGCGCTCCGTGACGACGCGCGAAGCGGAGGATCGCTTTCAGTCCTTGCGCTTCGTACGCGGCGACGTTGCGCGCTTCCTCCGCGCGTCCGTCGATGTACGGCTCGACGTCGAGAAGCGAGAGCGTCGAGAGCGGGAACTCCGCGAGGAGACGTCCCTGATCGTCACGCGCGGCGCTCCAGCGCTGGCGCTCCGGGAGTCCGTCGCGCGAGGAGAACTTGCGCTCTCCGTCCTCGCGGAGTTCTCCTGCCCACGGACGGACGGAGTCCGTCCAGAACTTGAGACCGCGCTCCGACAGCGGTCCTCGCTTTCCTCCGCGTGTCCGCTTCGCTTCGACGAGCTTGTCTCCCCACGCGAGGAGCGGAAGATCGTCGACGCGGTCCGTCGCGGGCAAGTAGCGGAGTCCGGCGTTCCTGTACTCGATCAGCTCCTCGCGTCGCGTGATCGCGTCCGCGATCGACGCGTAGGACTCGGCAGGGAACGGATGGACGCGGACCTGCCAGCCGTTCCGATGTTTCCGGATGTTCGGCAGCTGTCCGACTTCGGCTAGCTGCTCTAGAGACGTGGTAAGGGACACGTCTCCTCCTCTCTGTCGTGGAGTGAGCGTCAAAATATAGCTCATCGCGCGAACGAAAGTCCTTCCTGCTCCGCGCTCCGACGGACTAGCTCCTCGATCGACGAGCGAACGACAGCCTGCCGTCCGCTGATCCGTCGCGTCGCCAGTTCGCCGCGCGCGATCAGTCTCCAGACGGTCCGCGTGCTGAGGCCGAGCACGTAGGCCGTCTGTCGGATCGACGGATAGAGTGGGAGACGCCGAATCTCCTCTAGCTCGCGATCGAGCAGCGTCGTCGAGTCGAGTAGTTCACGAAGCTCCGCGTCGAGGTCGTCTGCCATACCTGCCCCCTTTTGGTCGGGCATCGGGCGCTCCGCGCCGCAGGGGGGAGCGCGACTGTCCCTCGTCGCGATCGTCGTCCGGGCTGATCTGGCGGCGGTCGCGGCCAAGTCGTTTTACCGCTTCGCGAACGTGAGCGGTAGGGGTGTGGAAAACGTCGATCCCGCAAACTGCGGAAAGTTTTTCGTCCGACGGCCCGGACGGGTCTGTCGCGCTTTGTCCACGTCTGGCACGCTTCGGCCCAAGGTGGCTCAAGCGGACCTGCGGCGAGTCGGGCGAATCGCTGCGCGGATCGAGCGTGATCGGCGCGCGCTCGCTCACGCGCTCCTGCGCGCTCACGAATCCGGCGAAAGCGTCCGCGACATAGCCCCATATGCGCGACTGTCGCGAAGTCGCGTCCACGAGCTAATTCAGAGCGCGCGAAGGTCGCTTCTCGTTCACTGACCCGGCGCGTCCGGAGCTTCCGGCCAAGCTGGATCGAACGGGTCGTCCGTGTTGGCTGGAAGGTCGCGAAGCTCCTGTCGATAGACACGCCACGCCTCGCGTCCCGCTTCGTCGAGCGTCGGAGCGTCCTCGACTGTCTGCGTCCAGTCGGTCGCCGTTAGACGTCGACTCCGTTCGTGACGGAGCGCTTCCCACGCCTCCTCTGTCGCGCGCGCGGCTTCGTCCTCGCGCAGAGCTTCCTCGTCCGCGCTGAACGGAACGCGAGTCTCCTCGCCCGTCTCGCAGTCGATGACGTGATGTTCGCTCACGGAACTCCGTACAGCGTCACGCGAGAATTCGCTATCAAGCTCCCGCCACCCGGAAGGATCGTAATTCGGCTCACGGCGGCGGCAAGGCGATAGAACGCCATGCCGAGTTCAAGCGCGTGAAGCCCTCCCGCGTTCCCCTGCTTGTTGCCGAAATGAGTCTGCGCGGGCTGCATGTTCCCCGCGTCGGCGTAGTTCGGAATCCAGATCGTCCCGCCCGAGAACGATCCGGCGGGAGCAGTCGCCGCTGGAACCTGTCCCCAGCGCATCGACGTAGACGCGAGGATTTCCGCGCCCGCGACCGTCGTAGCCGATGCCGTCAAAAACTGGCTGTCGTAGTTCGCTGTCGAGTCGCCGTTGTAGCGCGCCGTCAAGTTCTGCGCGGCTCCGCTCCCGTCACAACGCGCGAAGACGACGACGAGCAGGTGACGGAACGTCTGCGGGATGTTCTGAATGTCGATCGACGCGCTAGAGGAGCCGAGGACAACGTCCGCGATCGCGAACAGCGGATAGCCCGGAGTCCAGCGCTTCCCGGCGTTGTCCCAGATAGGAATCTGCCCGGACGCAGCTCCTGGAACGAGGACAGCTTCGATCCGATCGCACAGCTCGTGAAGGTCGGTCGGGACGTCGGCCGGATCGCCCGGTTCCGGATACGGAAGCGCGTACGTCGGAGTCGCACCCACGAACGCTCAGCCTAGAAACGCGCGCAGAGCCGTCGTCCTTAGACGAGCGCGAAAACCCAACCGTCGACGAGCGTCGCGGCGCTGTAGCCGAGCGCGATCGTCGACGCGTCGTAAGCGGCAACGCCTTGGAAAATGTCGCCGCCCGTCGTGTGCGTGACGAGGACGAGCGCTGGAGTCGCGCCGAGTAAGTGAGCGATCGTCACGCGGAGCGGAGAGCCGGACGGGTTGACCGGCCCGAAGTGCGACCACCATGTCTTGTGCGCGCCCGCGAGGACGTGTTGTAGAAACGTCGCTGGAGCTGAGCCGCCGAGCGCGAGCGCGTTCGACGCTGTCGGTACAGCGTTCGCCGCGACCCACGCTTTCGCGCCGTTGTCCCAGACGAGGACCTGCCCGGACGCTGTCCCCGCTCCGACAGGCGTCGCTGGCGTCGCTCCTCCGACAGCGCCGAGCGCGAGAAGGACGGACGATCCAGCCAAGCACCAGCAGCCCTCTCCGACTGTCGGAAAGTAGCCCGCGATTCGAGGGATCACGGCCGCTGTTCCTTGGACCTCGACAGTGACATGTCGCGCGTCCGGGACAGCCGTCACTTTGCCGACGAGGATTTCGACCGGCGAAGCGTCGTCCGCGAGCGCGCGTCGGAGGACAGCCGCGAGCGAGCGCGTCGCGGGGACTGGAGCTTCGAGTCCGTTAGACAAGTCCGCCCTCGCGTAGCTCGCTCCACGCGTCGTGGCCGTAGTACGTCCGACGTCGCTCCGACTCGAACATCGAGACGAGCGCTGTCGGCGTCCAGAGCGAGCGCGTCGCGAGCGTCGACGGGACAGTCGCGTCGAGCGGCTGACGGACACTCTCGACGATGTGCGTCTCGACACGTCCGTCGTCGAACGCGATCGTGACGACGTCACCCGCGACGAGAGCCGGGTTCGGGACCATCGCGATAGTCAGCTGTCGCTCTAGCCCAAGCTGATTGTTCAGGATCGCTGTCGCTGTCGCGATCGCTTGAGCGGACGTCTGGACAGCGGAAGACGTCTCGACGCGCGCGACTTTTCCGAACGGTCCACCCCAGAGCGTCGGAGAAGCCGGGTTCGAGTCGACAACGAGCGCGGAGATAGGCGGCGCGTTCGCGTCCTGCTGCCCTTGGACGAGGACACCGTTCGCGAGCGCGGTCCGATCGAGCGATTCCTCCGCGCTGACCATCACCCCGGACGCTCCAGCGTCGATCGTGAAGACCGGCGTCTGCGTCGACGGGTCCGGAAGCGGATCGAGTCGGAAGTTCCCTAGCTCGTCGAAATACGCTTGTCCGCCGATCGCTTGAGCGAGGTCCTCGACAGCTGCCGCGCGATCGTTCGTGTAAACGACGTCCGTCAGGAGCGGCTGAGCGGACGTCGGAATCGTCACGCTGTACGTGATCGTTCCTCCGAAGACGGCCGTCACGAGCGCGACGGCGGCGTCGGACGGATACAGACCGGCAGGAGCGTACGGCGAGAGGAGCGGTTCGTCCGCGACTTGAGCCATTCGATCCGCGAGTTCGAGTCGAGCGACACCTTCCGTCGTCGACCACGCGACGGACTCGACGCGCAAATGTCCGAGGACGACTAGCTCGCTCGACGACGCGTAGCGAAGTCCGCGACGGACGCGACAGTAGCTTCCGAACGGAAGCGTCCGGACGTCCGGTTCTAGCCCAAGCTGTTCGAGCGCGATCGTCCACGGAACGAGAACCGAACCGGCGCGACGATTCCGCGCGGTCCTGTCGATCGCGATTTCGCCTCCGGGCTGTACCGGGACCGCGACCGGAGCCTGTCCGGGGACGTACAGCGTCGCGTTGATCGCGACGACATGAGAGCCGCGAAGTGACGCGAGGAACGCTGACGACGTCGCGAGCATTTAGACGTCTCGCGGAGGCCACGGAACAGCGAGCGTGGGCGCTGGTCCGACGAGTGAGAAGTCGTATAGGACGTCGTCGTACGTTCCGAACGCGAGGAGCGCGCTGTACGTCGCGAACGTCGCTTTGACTGTCGCGTACGTCGTCGCTCCGACAGGAGCGAACAGCGCTGGGTCCGGACGCGCGATTTGCGTCGTCTCGATCGTGAAGCGTCGCTCCGGATAGAGCGCGATCCGCGAGACGCGCTCCGTCGTCCAGGACTTGACGGTGAGATAGACGTTTCCGGGTCCCTGTTCCGGGAGCGTCCGGAGGAGGACTGGAACGCCGCTTCCAATCGTGTCGCGAAGATCGAGCTTCGCCGCTTCCGTCAGCGTGACGACGACGAGCGTCGCGTCCGGAGTCCAAGCAGCGTCCGCTGTCACGACTGGATCGCGTCGCGCGATCACTCGATGGACTCCGACAGGAGCGTCGAACGTGAGCGGGCTGTACGACTCGACGACGATCGACTGCGACTTCGACGGACGGAGAAGATCGACGACCCAGGGGTCCTTCGTCGGCGGTGTCAGCGTGAACGGAGCCGCAGAGACAGTCGACGCGTTCGAGCCGTCCGCGAGCGCGACGCGCGCGCTGTAGACAAGCGGGACTCCGAACGGAGCCTCGAAGTCGTGAGCGAACGCTGTCGTCGGACCCGTGACGGCGCGTCCTTCGTTCGCGCGGACGTACGCGACTGTTCCGGACGGTCCGACGCGCCAGACGTCGAGTAGTCGCGCGCCAGTCGGAACGCCGACTGTCACTTTGACGCCGTATTTCGGGAGTTCGAGCGCGAGCGCGATCGTCGGAGCTGGAAGCGCGAGCGGTTCCGTAAGCGCGCTCACGTCACGACTCCGGACGTCGACGAGAGGAGGACACGCGCGACGTCGTCGTTCGAGCTACGGACTTCCGTCCGAACGATTCCGCGCAGCTCCGTCTCTCCGATAAAGACGCGGACTTCGAGCGGACCCGCTTCGACAGCGAGCGTCGGCGCACCGATCGCGTCCGCGATCGCTCCAGCGAAGCGCGAGCCGAACGGAACGGGTCCCGCGAGTCCGCCGCCCTCAGTAGCTCCAGCGACAGGCGTCGCGCGGAGTCCTGTCGTTACTTCCATCGGACCGGCCGCGACGGAGCGCGAACGCGGCTTCGGCTTCTCGTCTCCGCCTCCGCTTAGTCCGACCACGCCTAACCCCTTGCCGATGATTCCGCCGAGCTTTCCGGGCAGCGACGTGAACGCGTGTCTGATCGTCTTCCAAACCGCGTTACCGAGTCCCTTGATCCCGGTGACGATCGCTTCCTTGATCGCCTTTCCGACTCCGTAACCCCATCCGGCGATCGTTTTCGCGTTCGCGGTAAGGACGCTCGCGATATTGCTGATCACGTTCCACGCGTCCGTCCCGATCCCGACGAGTCCGCTCACGACAGCGTTCTTGATCGTCGTCGCGATGCTCGTTCCCCAGCTGACGATCGTCGCCGCGTACTGCTGAATCACCGCCGAAATGTTCTTGATCACGTTCCAGGCCGAGACGCCGATTCCAGCGAGTCCGGAGACGACTCCGGAGACGATCGACGCTCCGACGCTCACCCCCCATCCGGCGATTTTTTTCGGGAACTGCGCGATCACGGAGCCGACGTTGGCGATCACGTTCCACGCGGACGTCCCAATCCCCGACAGTCCGGAGACGACGCCGCCGATGATCTTCGCGCCGAGAGCTTTCGCGCTGCTGACGACGTCGGACGCCTTCGTCTTGATCGTCGCGACGACTTTGTCGAACGCTCCGGAGACAGCGTCCTTGATCGCGTCCCAATGCTTGACGATTTCCACGACAGCGAGTCCGAACGGACCCGCGAGAATCCCGAGGATTTCCGGCCAGTGGTCCTGGAGGAAGCCGAGGACCCATTTCGCGCCGTCGACGATCGCGTCGAACAAACCGTCGATGATCTTCCGGAACGTGTCCGACTTCGTATAGGCGATGACGATCGCGGCGATAAGCGCTCCGATCGCGATCACGAGGAGTCCGATCGGGTTCGCGTCGAGCGCGGCATTCAGGAGCCATTGGATCGCGGTCCACGTCTTCGTCACCGCTTGGACGAGGAGAACCCCGGCGCGGTACGCCTTCATCGCGAGATTTACGGCGACGATCGTCCCCGCGAGCGCTCCGAACGCGACGACGAGGTCCTGGACGAGCTTGGGGTTTTTCGCCATAAACCCCATCACGCGCGAGAGCGTCCGCTGGAGGTTGTGATACGCGGGCAGGAGACTCTTGCCCATCCTGGCGGCGGCGTCCTCCTGCTGAGCGGTGAGGATGCGCTGCGTGTTCGCGACGCCCTTCGAGGTCC